ATAATCAGATATTGTGAGTTTTGGTTAAACGATTTAGATGGACTTAAGGCAAGTGATAAGCGTTCTGAAGAAATAGCTGTGTTTGATAAGTTAAATGATTTATTAAACGAACAGGAGAAAGAGTTTTTAAACGAAAAAGATATTGAACACATTCTCATTAACGGTAAAAAAGTGCCTGATCATTTAGTTAAAGATGCGATAGATATGTTAGGAGAAATAATCTATGGAAAATAAAAAGTATTCCGACATCATAAAAGATTTACGCTTCACTGCAAACAAGCTTGCAGACTGTGTAGATTATGCAAATTTTGAATCATTAGAACGTAGAAAGATAAGAGAAGTAATTGACATTTTAGACAACAAAGTCTATGAAATGGAGGATTTTAAGAATGAGGAAGAATACTGGAGTTAGTTATTTCATCCTTGAATATTTGAAAGAAGAGGACTACGGACTAACATTACACGACTTTTACAGACGATTTCCCGACACTAAAGAACAAACTATTAGGTCTGCTTTAAGTAAGTTAAAAGAAAGTGGAAATGTGTTTGTAGAAAATGGTAGATATTGCTATCAAGATGTATTTGACAACGAAGATATTACAGAGAGTCTCAACATTGAAAGTAGTAAATTCAGAAAAAAGAATATTTATCGAAAATTCTTACAGTTGATAGTAGAGAATATAGAAGTTTCTACGGATCACTCAATTAAGATTCAATATATTCAAGAGGGAAGAAAACTATTAAAAGAAATGAGGTGATTAATTGGAATACAAAATAATCAACAGTGGTTCGGATGGAAACTGTGTAATTATTGAAAGAATGATGGTTGATATCGGACTTTCTTATAAGAAAATCAGTAAATACTTACACAATGTAGATATGATATTTCTAACGCACCAACACACCGACCACGTTAAAAAAGCTACTTTGAAACAAATCAGAAAGTACCATCCTAAAATTAAAATAATGTGCAGTAAAGCGTTGAAAGACTTTTTAAAAGATGAATCTTTAATTGTTGTAAGAAGCAATGTGCAATACAACGTTAAATTAAAAGATACAATAATAACATTACAACCTTTTGACTGTGTTCACAACGTCCCAACACAGGGAATAGTGTTTAAATACAATGATGAATACGGAATATACGCTACAGACACTAACACATTAGAACATAGTTACGAATGCAATTTAGGAAACGGAACTTATGATTATTTGTTCATAGAAGCTAATTACGATAAATACAAAATTAAAGCGATAGACAAAAGCAAATACGGTTATGATGTAATTAAAAATGCACGTAGACACCTTAGCAAACAAGATAGCTATGATTTTTACTTACTAAACAGACGTAGTGAAGATAGCAAATATATAGAATTACATAAAAGTAGTAGATTTTATTAGGAGGATTATATGGTGGAACATGAATTAATAGAAGTTAAGTCTTCAGTGGATATTATCCCAAAACTTATAGGATTTAAAATTGATAGTGATTATATGAAATCACTTGAAGATGAGGTTAATAAATTTATTGAGACTTCAAAAGCAACGGTTGTGACAGAAGAAACACTAACAGCTAACAAGAAATATGTAGCAGAACTTAATAAGAAAGTTGCATCTCTTAAAAACTTAAAAACACAAGCTAAAAAAGTGGTGTTAGGTCAACTTGACACACTAAACGAACAAGCAGAATATTTAATTGATAAGATTTCAGAAGCAGATACTCTTGTTAGAGATCAAAATAAAAGAATTGATGAAGAAAGAAAAGAAAAGTTAACAGCAGAAGTTGAAGAAGAATTTAACGGTTATTGTAGCAGTTATGAGTATAAACTATTCGACTTTGACACATTCTTACGTTATAACCCTATTAAGTTGAGTACAACTGTTAACAAATATAAGGTTGCTATTATTGAATTTATAGAAAGAACATCAAATGAATTTGAGATATTAACATCAATTACAGACGATACAAGCGTTTTAAACGAATATAAAGAGCTTGTAAACAACGGTAGGTTAAATAATGCCTTAACACTTTCTAGACAGTTTCACGAAGAAAATAACGCTGTTAGAGAGGAAATTAAAAAAGAAGTAAGAGAAGAAATTAAGAAAGATAATTTTGTAATTACTTTGACTAATGAAACTGACTACAAGAGAGTAGTTACTTATTTAAAAAAATACAACATTGAATTTAAGGAGAACAAATAATGACTAACAAAATTGAAGGATTAAGACTATTAGCAGTAGAAAGAGAAGAAGATTACAAAGCGACACTAAAACTTGCCGACTTGGAAAGTAAATTATTTTATGATGTAAACTTCAACAAACGAGAATTCGATAGAAATTCAAAAAAATGGATATCTAGTCCGGAAAAAGCAGCGAAAATAGAGGAAAAATGTTTAGAGTACGTAGGATTTGCATTTGATGACTTAGAACAAGCAATTGGCGGAAACTTTGATGTTTATGAATATGAAGAATTCAATTCGCTTTGGGAAGTACAATTTACAAAAAAATTCCAAGAAGAACATAAAGGAAAGTCATTCCAAACTACTATTGATGACATAGAAGATAACGGAACAGCTATAGTTATCAAATATAAATGGAAAGGCGAACCTTATCAATCTAAAATGACTTATGCTGACTACGTTGAAGACTTAAAAGAATGGTTTGTAAACCCACAAAAACGTAAAAAACAATTAGAAAAATTCAATGAACGATACGGTGTACCTTTTGAACAAAAAGATGAATTGATCGGATCTAACATCATTGTAAATGTGAAGTGTGCATTTGGGAAATTCTACTATGGAGAAATCACTCTACTAGAAGAACTATAGGAGATAGATTATGAATTTAGAGAAAGTTGTTATTTACGACATTGAAATCTTTAAACACGACTTTCTCTTAGTGTTTAAAGATATTAACAAAAATGAGGTGGCTACTTTTCACAATGAAGTAGCTACCGAAAATTTTAATCCTTTTATTTGTGAGAATTTGGGAATTAAAATTGATGAGAATGGTGGAACGTACACAGTAGATTTAAAAGATATAGTCAATACTCAAGTGTTAGTAGGATATAACAACTATTATTATGACGACAGAATCATTCAAGAATTATTGACTATGCTGGAGAAGGATGTTGAATATATCAAGTCAAGAATAAAACAAGTCAATGATATGATTATCGGAAATAGGTTCACTACAAGATTTAGAAATGAATTCGTAAGTCTTGATGTGTTCCAACAAATCGATGTTGGTCGACCATCTTTAAAAATGATAGAAGCAAACAAGGGAGTTTCTATTGAAGAAACTTCAGTGCCATTTAACATTGACAGACCATTAACTGCAGAAGAGTTAGAAGCAACGATTTATTACTGTAATTACGATGTTAATCAAACTATTGATATTTACAAAGATAGAATTCACACTTATTTTGTACCTAAAATCAATCTTGTAAAAAGAGTTATTAAAGATCAGAAAGATTTTAGTAGGTATCTTAGATTTAATACAACTACTTTAGTTGGTAATCTTTTCAAACAAGACAACTACGGTGAAACAGAGTTAGTAGGTAGTCACGTTTACGACGTCGTACCCGCAGAGGTTAAAAAAGCATGGCTGAATTTTAAAGATAACCTATTCATCAACACTAACAAAAACAATGAAGCACATATAGTAGGAGAACACAAGAACATTAGTGTCAAGGAGCTTGATTGTGATATTGAGTTTGGATATGGTGGATTACACGGTGTACCAGTAGAAAACAAGGGAAATATTATTGTGACAAATGATGTTAAATTACTTGATGTAGCAAGTTTATATCCTACTATAATAGGAAACTTAAAACTACTGGGAATTTACACAGACGATTACATTCAAATGAAATACGACCGTTTGAAGGTAAAACACACTGACAAACCATTGTCAGATAGTTTAAAACTTATCTTAAACAGTACTTACGGTGTAATGAATAGTAAGTATTCTCCTATTAACAACCCTGTAGGAGCATACAGCGTGTGTTTCTATGGACAGTCACTATTATACGACTTGTCAAAAGAACTATATAACGTTGGTTGTAAGTTGATTAATATAAACACAGATGGTGTTGCTTTCACAACTGATAATGAAGATTATAAAGAAGTGTGGAAGAAGATTGAGGAGAAATACAACATTACTCTTGAAGAAGATAAATTCGTTAAATGGATTCAAAAGGACGTTAACAACTACATTGCAGTCACTGAAAAGGGTAAAGTTAAGGTTAAAGGTGGAGCATTTAGCAAATATCAAAAAACAGCTTCACACAACTATAAAAACTACTCAAATGCTATTGTTGATAAAGCTATAGTAGAGTATCTGACAAACGGAACAGCACCCCTTACAACAATATTGAACCACAGAGAAGACAAGGAACTATTCCAGATTATTCTTAAATGCGGTGGTACTTATTTAGGAACAGTTGATGAAGATAAAAACATACTTAGTAACAATGTTAACAGAGTTTTTGCTTGCAAGAAGACAAACCCGAAAAGAACTAAACTTTACAAGGCTAAAGAAAAGGAAGACGGCACACTAGCATTAGCAAACTTTCCAGACGTTCCGGACGATATGATAGTATTCAACGGTGATGTAAAAGATTTAGATAGCAATGAAATTGATCTATCGTTTTATTTGAGATTGATAAATTCAAAACTTAAAGATTTAGGACAAATACTGGAGGTGATGTGATGTATGTAGAATTTGTCAAAGGAATGAAATTCCCAACTAGAAATCCGGAATACTCTGATTTTCTTGATAGTTTTGAAGACGCAGGACATGTTATTGAAGATGATGAAATAATTGTTGATATCGACAACTTCAGTCATGAATTCTGTAAACAACTGATTGATTTCTTTGGGTTAACAACGAAAACAGTGTGGACTGATAGAGGAGTTCACTTATATTTCAACAAGGTAAATTCAAAAGTAGGTAAGAAGAATGGAATATGTGCTTTAGGAATACCTATTGAATTAAAAAACAAGACTAACAAATATATCACGGTTAAACGTAACGGTGTAGCAAGGAAAGTAGAAAATGAAGATATCAAGATGAATTTTCCCGAAATATTCGCTATTAAGGGATATGACAACTTAAGTGATCTAGATGAAGGAGACGGAAGAAACAATGCACTTTTCAAACACTGGAAAAAGCTTTTAAAAAGTACAGTAGACAACAAA